GTGGCATCTGCTGCCATCATAGGTGTGGTTGTTAGTGCGAGTGAGTCAATTCTTGCCCTCATCTCAGTATCTAGTGCTTTTTGTGGGTTGTAACCCTTCTCACACACGCCTCTGCCCCAGAATTTATTAGGAACAATGTCGTGTTGGTATGCAATGAACGGTCTATCAATCATCATAAAGGCGTTTTCCTCTGCCCTTAATACATATTCATCATTAACGATAGTAACTACTGCTTCTACTAACTCATCCTTCTTAGTATATTCAAAATCATCATCGTCTTTCTTAGGCTTTAAGAACCTTTTAGGTACTAAACCCCAGTATTCTGTAAGTTTTACATTGTCCGACTCGTCTGCTTGCTTAGTTTCAGGGTCAAATCCAAACTTAACAGTATCATAATCACCGTCAAGAGGTACATCTCTATAGATTCCACTCTTAATACCATCAATAATAAGGTATCTAGGCTTGATTACTTCGTGTGCAACACCTAATGCCTCGTTAATAGAGTTAGCAGAAGGGTCAATTAAAAATTCTTTAGGTGAAATAGCCTCTATCTTAACATCAATAGTAGGTATCTCAACCAACTCCCTAGTAGAAGTCATTGTTCCCTCTACAGGAACTTCTTGAGGCACTCTTTCTACAGTCTGTTCAACTACAATCTTGCCAATACCAGTACCATAGATAGCACCATTCAAGAATACTTCACAAATAGCGTCTTTAACACCAGTCTTTTCTAGGTCTTCTTGTAATAAGTTACGAACATACTCAGCATCTGTCTTATCTTGGTCTAACATATCGTCTTGAATGTCGAACCACTTGCCACGACCAAAGGTTGCTTCTTCTAATTCTGCAACTGATGACTCTACTGCCTGTTGTAAAGCAGGAGCAATGATTCTTGACTTCTCAGATTGACGCATACGGTCAGACTGTAACCAAATACCACGCCATAGACGGTAATATTCATCCCATTGGTCAACATAGTTTAAATCACGGTGAGTGCGCCAGCCATCTAAGCGATACATAAGCCAAGATGATAGGGCTTGATACTTTGTTTCTTTACTATCGAACATAAGGTATTGATTTGTATAGTAATTTAGGCGTAATATATCATAAACAAAATGTGAATTGCAACTATTTTAGTTTTTCGTTAAAAATCAATGAGTTATATCCTCTATAGCCTTGACTACATCTTCAGGTTGAATGTATTTAGTACACTCAAATAACTCTTTCTTCTTATCACTAGGACACCAGACTAAATCTTCCTTGTCAAAGTTGAATTTATTGAAACAATGTTTACATTTGTCCTTAGGCGCATCAATTCTATGGCAATCAAACTCAGTATAAGGCGCAGAAAATCCAGAAATCATAATGACTGGTGTTCCAATAGCCCAAGCCAACCAAGACAAACCACTGCCAAGACCAATAAACATCTCAGCACCAGCAATGTCTTTAATTCGTTCCTTTAATTTAATATCACCAGTCTTATCTATAACATTTTTAGGTATTGTGTTGTATAGGTAGTCCTTATATCGGTCTATATCAATAACATCGTATCCTTTATCGTTAAGATAATCAACAACAGTCTGCCACCCATTAGGATTATTCCAATATTTTGATTGAGATGTAGAGTGTGTTGCAATACACACATATTTCTTCTTTCGTTTTCTTAACTTTTTAGGAATATCAACCTTGGGTCTAATTTCCTTGTAAGGTATATTGAACGCTTTACAAGCAACCTCTTGTAAAGGCATAGTCTTATGTCTATCGTCTAATCCCCAACCTATATTAAAGTAAATTCCTGTCTTTTTTACTTTTACATTATCACTAAAATGTAATTTGGGATAGGACTTGGTAAATAAGAACCCTAACTTTGTATGTATAGTTACATCGTAACCAGTAGTCTCACGATATTGCTCAATATAAGGCATCCATGCTATCGTATCTCCCAAAGCATCACTAAACGCAACTACAACCTTCCTTCTCATTATAAATTAGCCCATTATGTAGGTGGATGTCTATTCTTAATTACTGTAGCCCGCATCCGTTGGCACATCCATACAAGTATGGGATTCTTTAGTAACCAGCAACAGCATATACCTTGCAGTTTCTATTGCCTTTAGTTTCGTAGCAGATATGACATTACGCTTTCCACCATTAGGAATTGCAAAGTAACATACACCTCTTAAATCCAAATACTGACATATTTCTTTTTGTACCTGATGCTCTAGGTCAATCATTAATGCGCCCCTTAGCTATATCAAAATAGTTGCTGTCTAGTTCAATACCAATGAAGTTTCTATTTAGATTCTTACACGCTACTCCTGTTGTTCCACTACCCATAGTGAAGTCTAAGACCAACTCATTTTCGTTGGTGTAAGTTTTAATTAGATACTCCATTAGTGCTACTGGCTTTTGTGTCTTGTGGAAAGTTTTGCCCTCTGATTCTGCTGTCTTGAAGTATAATACATCTCTTGGGTATCTATCTCCATCTGATTTTACTTCTGTTTGCTCAAAGCTACCATATACATCATCAGAAGTTTGCTCTTTTCGTACCCCTTTGTTATATGCTTCGCCTTTTTTCATTTGAGGATTATAAGTTGGTTGTTCTTTATAGAAAATAGATATGTTTTCCTTGGCTCTTAGTGGTTGCTTTTTCGCATTTAAAAAATTTGTAGCTTTTGATTTTTCCCAAACCCAATCATACTTATAGTTCTTTATATTACTCATTCTTAAAGCACTACTAAAAGGTTCACTACCAAATAGCACTATTGCACCGTTAGGTTTTATTAGTTTGTTTAGTCTTTCCCACATCTCAGGAAAAGGAATAACACTATCCCACTTACAGGCTGTAGTTCCATAAGGCGGGTCTGTTATAATAGTATCAACCTTTACACCCTCTGCTATCAGCTTATCCATCACTTCAAGGCAGTCGCCTTTATGTAAGTCAATCATTTCATATCTTTGTGTTTATGAAATTTATTTAAAGGCTTTTCCTTTTTACATCTAAAACATTTTTTCATATCAATAACCACTTATTTCATCATCAGGTTGCCAATCATCATCTAACTCAATAGTGTGGGCGAAGTCCGCAACACTCACTTGGTCAATGTAAGCAAGAGCATCTAACATATCATCATGTGCTAATTTGTTAGGAAAATCAAGCATTTGCGAGATAAACAGCTTCCAATCTCTATCTTCATTGTAAGTTATCTGTCCATGTTCCATTCTACCTTGTAACGCCCAGACAATCCTCTCGTTCTTTTTCTTACCACCGTGTCTCATCTCAATAATCGACACATATTGACCCTGTGTACGCATTTCATCTTCTAGGTAGGGCATGATTGCGTTCTTCAGTGAGCCAGTCTCAATACCAACGGTAGAAGATTCAACAATAGATGCAGATTTAAGTATCTTCTTGGCTGTTTCTTTAATATTCCACCTTCCGTGGAGAATATCTTTAACCCACCACCTATCTCTGTCAACTTTAACAATAGCAATAGCAGTTTCATCAAGTCTTGAGCGTTTTAAGTTACGTTCTTTCTCAACAGCTTCAAATCCAGCAGGGTCAATAGCAATAACATAATGACCTTCATCGGGTTCTGGCTCAGTCTTAAACCATTCCTCTTTAAAGATACCACCAGAGAAGGTTTCAAAGGATGCCTCGAACTCTTGTCTAAAGGACATAGATGACATTGTTTTAGCCGCAGCCTCAATTTCATCCTCTGGAATAAACGGGTTATCAGTTGAGTTAAATTGCCACGCCTCCCAATCATCATCAATAAGAGCTTCATTATACAAGTCATAAAAGTGATTTTTACCAGCAGGTGTACCAATAAACAAAGCACCACCTCTAACATCCGCAAGAGTAGGTCTAATAATCTGTTCCCACACCACAGGTTTCATAGAAGCGTACTCATCAAGTACAACATAAGCCAAACCAACACCACGTAATGTATCAGGTCTATCAGACCCTTTCAAATAGATTCTTCGCCCATTTGTCAAAGTTAATACAGCG